TCTCGTTTAGTTCATCACCTTGAAAAGCAATGCCATCAACGAATTTACCTTGCAAATAACGGAATGATGCCATCCCAAATTTAAGTCCGAGTTTCTGACAATTAATCTCAATCGTAGTATAATTCATAATTAAGCAGTTATATCAAGAGTACCAGTAGAAGAAAAACTTCCGCTGAATTTAATAAATTCAGTATTTGCTTGTGTTAAAGTCAATGAAGTGATGTAAGCAGAAAACTGATGGTAGTAAGCAGCTCCAATAGATGATCCAGTAACAGTTGGATTCTGTACCCTTACTGCAACCAATGTTTTGTTAACCATTGCAGATAATAGGCTACCATAACTAACTTGGGCAACTGATGGCGCAACTTCACATACCGCATCAAAATCAACGCTCATTGAAGAATCACCTACTGAGGTAAGGATGCCACAATTTGTGTTATCGGTAGATGTATCAGCAGTTGTGTTAACTGAAGAAGATGCCAAACAAACGAGGTTTTTGTATGATGTGCCACCAGCAACATCAATCTCAATGTTTTGCAATGAACCTTGAATCTGTCCCATTTTATTCTATTTTTGAATTATTGAATTGTTTATCGTTAAAATCTTTCTCGTTATATACAAATCACCATTATCTAATGGCAAATATCGTGAACTTATTCGTGATTTTGGGAATATTTGAAAATCAGCATCTCCAACGTCTTTAATGCCGGTATTTGGCAAAATCAAATTAAGCACCAAGCTTGAAATGGCATCCACAATTGATAAGTCTGGCTGCCTATATTGTTCAACAATTATATTCACGTCAATATCTGCATCAGTCACCCATTGTTGATTATTGTTATCTGCCACCTCATTCACGCTCCCTAGCATTATGTAAATTGGAGGAGTTGTAACAAATGGACTCTGCCCATAAACCGTAACTGCCTTGCCATTATAAATGACATTACCTTCTAATAGATTTATATAACATTGTCTAATATTGTTTGAGCAGTCTAACATTTATTTCTTTAATATTGCTTTTAACCTATCCTTAAATTTATTCTTAAAGTCCTTTAACACTTTTTTTGCCGCAGGGTACATATAAGGTTGAGGTCTTGTTGTTCCTTTACCACTAACCCAATGATCTGCTGCAATGTTCTTCCACTCATTAGTTAATTTTGGCTCATACTTTGTATACTCCCCACCAGTACCGAACTCCACGTAAGCAGCATAATTTGTTGCAGCTCTTACTTCATACCTAAGCAAAGATAACTTATTTGAACTAATTGATGCCCTAAGCCTTCCTGTATCAACAGGAGCATTTTCTTTTGCTTTTGTAGCTATTTCTAAAGCTGCCGCAGCTAACTCATCATCAACCTCATTGGCAAAGTCATTCTCTAAAGCCTTGAGTTTATTCAAAGCTTTATTGAAGTATGTATCATTGACTTGTACTTTGATGGGTTTGCTCATATTACCACTTTCTTATATTGATGGAAGTTAAGACCATCCCAATAAGGATAAGCTCCAACATTGCCACCTTGTGAGTCACCATTGAACTTTTTGCCTCTATTATCGTAACTCCAAGCTACAAGTGTAAGGATGTCTGACTTAATATCATCAGGAACAGAACCATAACCTGTTTGATAAGTACAAGTATAAGTACCAGCAGTATAAAGCCACAATTTGCCTCCTATTTGCTCGTAGTCCGTATCTTTTACAAGTATATCATAAGTAGTGAATCCAGTCTTGTATTTAAGCTCATTTACGCATAGTAAAGGTGAATAAGGTAAATCTACCATCCACACATCTTGAGTCGTACCAGTGAGCGTAAAATTGCTTCTGATAAGCTTATTTACAAATGATACACTACACAACTTTTCAATGTGCTTTCTTGCAGATGCAAGTAAATCACCAATGATGTCATCGTCCGTATCATACGTAACTCTCATCCAATTCTTAGCATCAGTTAAACTAACTGGCTCAACAACTGCATCTTGGATAATCTGAACACTATTTATAAAAGTTGACATCTTTATTATTTGTATTTATGAACCATTTCTCTAAACCAGTGTTCGAACTTGTCCAAACTCTCTTCTCCCCCCAACTCTCCTGCTCTTTTTTTACACTTTTCGGATTGAGCTTTGTAAGCAAGAGCTTTCTCCATTTTGAAAATCGCATTAATCCATTCTTTAACATCATCTCTATTTTTTATATAAATACCTGCATCTCCACAATTTTCTTTCAACCCAGGTGTTTCAGTACATATTACTGGAATCCCATAACTCATAGCCTCAGTTGCAGTCATTCCCCACGATTCATATTTTGATGGCATTAACAACAATCTTGTTTGCTCGTATGTAGACTTAATATTAGGCGAATTAAGGACTACTTTCACATTATCAAGCTTTGGTATGAATTGCTCGTCATAGCTTCCTAAAACGGCTAAAAACCGCTTATTAGGCAATGCTCTGGCTATCTGTTCAAATATCTTACCTCCCTTGTTCTCGTTTAAATTAATCAGAGTGATATATTCATTTTTTTCAGAGCTTTCTTTGGAAGAAAAATCTAAATTGTCAATTGGAGGAGTCAAAACAAAATTATCAAAATCATATTGTAATTCTTGTTTTATCCATTCAGAGTTATAAATAATGTGCTGATTCTTTTCAGCTTGTACAATCTCTGGATATTTATGACTATTGTGAATCAAATGGAACAATGGCTTCTTTTTCATTGCTGCCATCGATATACTCCACTTCGTATAATCCAGATGAGTAAAAACTGCATCGCACCAATTAAATAAGTTCTCAATTACATTTGGATTTGGAGGGAATACATCCACTCCATCATAAACATAATTATTACTTATCTTATAATAATTCGCCTGATGTAAAAGAACTCTAATCTGATGACCTTTGGATTGCAAATGTTTTGCTATCCGATGGATCATCATCTCTGCTCCGCAGTTGTGCTGAGGAGGATAAAGATGAATCGATAATACTATATTCATACACAGTCGTAGTTAATATAATATCCATACTCGCTATTCCTATAAAGGAGTCCCATGTACGGATATCTTTTTAAAAATAAGTCGTGAGTTAAATCGTCTTGCTTATGCTCTTCATATATGTTCCCATTCACCTCTCCTTGCTTCATCATATATGGCACCGCAACTAAGCACTTAATATCCCTATGCAATAACATTGTAAGCAATGTATCAGCATCTTTTACTGATAAATGCTCAATAATATCCCCAAAAATAGCGTAATCATACCCTTTAAATCTAAAATCCAATACATCTACATTAAACACGTTATCGTATATGTCTTGAAGCTTAAACTCTTTAATATAATCTTCATATATCTCTAAGGCATCAACATGGTAAAAATGCTTCTTAAGCATTAGTCCATAAGTACCACTACCTGCACCTACATCAATTATCTTAGCATCTCGAGGTATGTTCCTCATGATGTGATACTCAACTTCCAATTTAAAATATCCGTAGGAATAAGGCATATTAAAATAAGAGGGGAATTTCACCCCTCTTAGTCTTTTCATAGAAACTATATTGCACCGTAGATAGCAGCAGTTGGTTGGAACTGAAGAAGTTCACAACGTGCTTCACATCTGAAAGTAAGCAAGTTCTTAATGAAATCATCCTGATCAAACTCGGTAGACCTAACTGATAGACCGCTTTGTTGTGCAATTGAATACTTGGTAGTATCAATAACATAAGCTTTAGAAGCAGTTACCAAGCTATGAGGAACAACTGGGATACCCATGATACGAACATTACCATTGTTGTCGATAGTCAATCCACCAGGAACTGAATATGAACCACCTGAAGGCAAAGTCTTAAGAACTGAAGCCCATCCTGCAAAAGTTGTAAGGATAAGATTTGCGTTCCAGTTCAATGCACCAAGCTGAGCAATGTAATCAATGAACTTCTCAGCAGTAACAGTAGCAGAAGTGCTACCAGCAGTTGCAGCAGAAGCGATTGCGTTAAGGTAATAAGTATCTTCAGCCTTTTGGAAATCTTCAATCAATGAAGCTTGAAGGTAAGACTGCAAGAAAGGCAAATCATCAACCATCTGACGAGAAACTTTAGCATAACCTGCGATGAAAGACAACGCAGTGTTTACCACTGTTACATCGTAATCAACTTGAGTCTTAGCAGATCCTTCAGTTTGCTTACCAAAAGAACCTTCACCAACAGGAGTATTACCACGAGGGAAAGACACTGAACCAGTTGCTACTGGAAGGATGTTGAAGATAGAACGCAAGTGAGGATTAACATAAGACCTCATGTTCATATTGTCTGTGTAAGACACATAGATAGAACCAGTCAAGTTAGTACCTTCAGTCATTACCTGAACTGCTTTCAAGTTAAGATCAGCAGCAAAACCGCTTCCTTTACTTCTTGCAGCACCTTTAATGTCATTCCAACCCTTCTCAATAGAAGAACCGATTGCATTTTTGATGTCCATGATATGCTCAGCATAAGATGTAGCAACTCTTCTCTCAGCAGTAGCAGAAATCTTACCTAAAGCAGCTTTAGCTTCTAAAACCTCAGCACGAGCTTCTTCAAGACTCTTGTTGGTTTTCAAAAGCGTTTCGTTAATAGACTCAACTTTATTATCAAAGTTCTTTTGAGCCTTTTCAGTCAAAGAAGCAACTTCTGCTCTTTGCTCTGCCATTTTTGATTCGAGTGCAGATTCGAATTTTTTTAAATCTTCCATTTTCTAAATTTAATACTTGTTTAAAATTGATATAAGCGAGTTCACAAACACTCTATCATCAACTTCTTTTGGCTGCTCCGGTGTTTCAGGGACTACCGTTGTGCTACTCATTTGTTCAATAGCTTGTGCTAATTGTTTAACCTTTATAAGACATAAGTCAATCGTTTCCTCAGATGCGTCTGAGTTCCTGATAAACTTATCAAATGCTCTAATTTCATCTTGCATCTTTTCGATGCTTTTCAAAGACTTCATTCCAACCAATGGAGTATTCTCATTTGCACCCCAAGCAGTTAAACTTGAGCCTTCAAAAAGCATAACATCCCTCAATTCATTACCCATATCACTCTTTTGCTCTTGCAAGGTACGAAATCCTATGGAATGCTCTCCAATTAGTCCACTTTCCACCATTTTGATAAAATCTTTCCCTAATTGATGTGTACCAATTTGAGAAGTATAAAGTAGCCCATAGCTATCTTCCTTCAAGCTTGTTATCTTCCCCAAAGGTTGAGAAGGGTTATGGTTAAGCAAATGCTTGATCCTTCCTTTACCATCTGGCCCCCAATCATTGATGGAACGCTTAAATGCACCTGGCATCATAATATCCCCATCTGAGTCAACCATGCCAAATGCAGAGAAATAGCCACTAACAATGCCTTTTTTGGCATCAACATCTTTTAACTCAAGGTCAAATGACTTATAATTATATATCATACTTTTTTGATTGATTAATTTACCTTTTGCATCAGTATTTTCATTTATTAGTCTGATTTCATCAGGATTGTTATCGTAATGAGTTCCTATATTTAATCTCTTTATTGTTTCCCATTTCATCTTACCATTGGTAAAATATACTCTTGAATGAGGTATACCAATCTTATCCGCAACCTCGTAAACAGACTTACTTTGGGAATCTTGTCTTCTTGTAACAATATAAACCGTTTGTCCTTCATCTTTTAGCTTTTTTGCTATATTTTGATATCTTTCAAGCTCAATGGTGCCATCAAAATCAAAACTAACCTTATTCATATCGGCAGCCTTTTTTTCATCCTCTCTTATCTTTGCTGCTTCCTCTGGATGAGATGCCAAATAAGCAACAAATGCTCTTTGAGCAGAAGCATGACTCTCATACATACATTCACCCTTCCCAATCCTATATTTTCCATTTTCGCAGGAATAAATCGGCATCTATTTTTGTTTTCTTATTAATTTACCATTTACATCTCTTTTTGGCTCAAATCCAACTGTACACCTGCAATTTATGCTAAATCCCGCCGGTGTAGTTGGATCTCCTGGAAAACCTGCCAATACCAAGTCGCCTTTCTTCCCAGTAGACGTAAAATCTTCCGCCCATCCCACTTTTTGACCGTTCATCTTCACATGGTCGTAAGTATTTCTCGGTATCCTTCTTGTCCTATTATCTTTCGCACTTATCCACACTTTATCAACCTCAAATGGATGTTTATCTGCACCAATCATGGCTGCATAGTTACTTGCCCTCATTACCTCAGTCCTCGCTATCCTTTTTGCCCTCATCATGCTATATCCAGTCGTTTCATCACTTAAAATGTCCTTAGTTATTTGGTCTATGCTCTTTCCTTCCTCAATTCCTTTTGCCACTATCTCCTGAAGCTTTACTTTAGTTGTCTGAGTCATATTTGATACCAAAGTAAAGCCATATTGTATCAAAAAGTTAATTACTTCCTTTACCCACTCATTATTCAGACCAAAGGTATCACTTTTTTGTCCCATGATACCAACTGCCCTATACACCGCATTCCCAAACAGGATTGCAGACTCTTTGTATAGCTTATTCATGATGGTCATCATGCTTTCATTCCAAGCATAAGCACCCATCAAGCTCAATGCACCTTGCAATCCTGCTTTGTTGATATCATCGGCAAATTGCTGCAAGTCCTTCTTTATCGCAACATTAAATAAAGAGCTATACTTATCGTCAAGTTGTCTGCGAAGTCGTTCCACTTTCATCCAGTATTCTCGTTGCTGCTTCGCGTTCATCTTCAAGTCTTTTTTTGTAACTAAACCTCACTTCCATTCGCATTCGCTGCTCCGTTCGGCATGTCCTCTCCGTTGGAATCTTCGGGAACCTCTGCATCACTATTACCCATATCTCCTGATCCGTTGTTGTCGATAATATCATTTTGTCCATCAGTTACAGTTAAGTCCATCATTACCTGCTCAAGTGGTATCAAGCCATTGCTTACATAAGATGTAGCATAAGCACCACCAAGCTCTTCATAGTTCATTGCAGCTCTCTTCTCATCATAAGTCAACCAGTTGGCATCACGAAGAATACGCGACATACGCTCCATGTCCTGCTGCATCTCTGGAAGAGCAGTAATATCAAAGTCAATATACACATCTTCCTGAAATCTTGGTACAAGCCACTTATTAAGTTCATCACGCAGAGAAGCACAAGTCGGGATGACTGTATTAGTCATTAAGTCCCTCATTGCGTTCTGGTAGTTGTTGTATGATGATGTATCAGTATCAAATATTACCGCAGGTAAACCAAACACACGGCACCATTGGTGCATTGACATCTGCATTGTTTTAACCAAGTCCATGTCAACAGAGGAAAGTCCGAAATTAAGATAATCCCATGGAGTTTGAAGGACATTTATCCTTCCCTTGTTATCAATTCCATTCATATCCTCATTTACTGCTCTTTTTATCATGTTCGCCTGTTCAACAGTAAACGTAGCAACATTTGAACCAATTGGTTTAGGAGTGATGGCACCCTTTGCTCCTCCGTTCTGAGCCATCATGGCTGAAGCATCAGCAGCATTGTTGCTCATGCGAAGAGTTGAATAAGCAGCTCTCATCGGTGAAACTCCTCTCATGTGAGAACGAGTTGTAGCATTGAAGTCTGGATTCCATGTCTTCCATTGCATTACTTTATCCTTTGGCAAATCAATGCCTTGGCCAACCATAAGTTTATAACCAACAACATTGTACAAATCATTAGGATCACCATAAATATCAAGGAAATGAGTTGGTAAAACATTCAATTCAACAAATTTACCACCCATATTGCCATCATTGCCATAAACGTCACCTTCACCGCTGAGAAAGCGGTATCCGAACAAATTTTCTAAAAATTGGTCTTGAGATTGG